CCGGAATGACAGCCTCTACATGGAGAACGATCAGGTCGGATTCTTCGCCTCACGGCGGGGCGACGGTCAGGTCGGACTCGCGGCAGCGTTCAAGATTTCCAGAGCCGCATAGGGCGGTTAGGGGTAGGGGCGCGGGGCTTCGGCTCCGCGCCCGGTCTAGGAGGATTTTATGCCCAAGGCGAAAAGCCTGGTCAATGTGACGTTCGGTGCTACCGGAGAGGTCTACGAGTTGGGGCAGACTTACGACGTCCCGGCTGAGACCCTCAAGAAGTACCCGGACTATTTCGAGAAGCTGGCATCCCAACCGAAGACGAAGCAGGCCGAGACCGAGGAGAACAAGTAGGTGGCGACCCGGCATACTTACGCGACCGCTGACGACCTCCGCGACTACCTCGCCGGGACGAGCTACTCGTCCGGCTGGACGTCTGACGCGACCTCGATCCGGCGCATCCTGGAGGCCGCCAGCCGGCGGATCGACGATTACTGCGGCGGTGGGACGTTCGGCCCTCTGACCGAAACCCGGTACTATGATATCGGCTCCGGCAGCCTGCGGGATTCTCCGCAGTATCAGACGGTCGCGATAACGGACGACATCAAGACTTCGATGTCCACTCCCGGCGTTATCCCGCTTGACGGCTGGATCGTCAGCCCGACGACGGTGACGGCTTACGGGGCAACCGACCGGGCGACCTCGGAGACGTTGACCGAGGGACATGCTAACGACTTCTTCTTGATGCCGTACAACTCCGCACCGAAGACGATCCTGAAACTCAACGAGGACACGACCAAGGGCTTTGATGCGGGCCAGCAGACCCTCTCGATCCTCGGCTCCTGGGGCTATACCGCCGACACGGTCTCCGTCACGACCTCCGACGCTATAACGTCCACGACGGCGACCTCCGCGTCGGTAACGTCTGCGACCAATCTCGGCCCCGCGCAGACGATCCTCATCGACTCCGAACAGCTATACGTCACGGCGATCAGTGGGAACACGCTCACGGTGGAGCGAGGCGTCAACGGCACGACTGCGGCGACCCATAGCGGCGGGGCCACGGTCTATCGGTACGATTACCCGGAGCTTATCGTCCAGGCTTGTCTCGACCTGTCGAAGATCGTGTTCAGAGACCGAGACCTGGGAACCGTCACCTCGATCGGTTCCGGCGACGCCGCGATCACGTCGGCAGCCGGGGAGATCAACTCGATCCTGATGACCCTCGCCCAGTATCAGGTCACCGGGACGTCTAACGGGGTGTTCTTCTAATGGCTCCTCCGACGACGTCCTTCAAGCTCGCCGGCCCGATGTTTGATACTCCGACCCAGGTCGGTCTCGGGTTCGCCGAGGCGGTCAACCGGGGACTTCTCGACCTCGCCACGTTTGAAGGGTCGAACAGGATCAAGGAGCAGCTATATCCGGGCCACGGGCGGGTCATCGGGAACCTCCGCAGCCATGTCTCGGCGTCGAAAGTCCGCGACTATCTCGTCCAGGTCGACGCCGGCGAGGCCCGGTATGGGGCGAATCTAATTTACTCCAACTGGGTCGAGGGGATCAGCAGCCGTAACAAGACCTCGGTCTTCAAGGGCTATGGGATGTTCGCGGACGCCCATGAGCATATGAACAACAACCCGAAGCTCTACGAGGAATACATCGGGGACGCCTTGATCGAGGCGTTCGATTGAGTCGATCGGGAGCATTAGCCCAGATTGACACGCTCCTGGCGGCGATCTCCGACCCGGCCTTCGTCGCGGTCTACCGCGGGGAGCCGCTGGCGATCTCAGGGACGCCGGTGCTGGCCTTCTGGTTAACGGGCCGGCGAAACGACTTTGAGACGCTGGGGGATATAGGGTCGCGGGTATCGGTGACCGTCCGGGCGTACTTCCGGATGCAAGACTCCGCAGATGTCAGAGAGAGCATTGAGGAGGAGGTATGGGACGCGATGGTGCAGATCGACAGTCAACTCCGGTCGGATGCCGATCTCGGTGGCAACGTCACCGACTCATCGGTCGGGGCCGCGACTGTCGGCTATACCAACATGAGCGGCGGAGTATTCCGGACGGTGACCGTCCCTTACGAGATGGAGCTACTGGGCGAGGTTACGATCACGCCATAGAGGCCGCTGGCAGGCCCTTACAGCGTTTTAATTACGGAGGCGGTATATGGCTAAAGTAAACGGGCTGAACGTCCGGCTTTATGTCGAGGGCTATGACCTTTCGGGCGACGCAAACGCCCTGAACGGGCTGGGGTACACTAACGAACTCCTGGACGTGACGACGCTTGACGTCTCAGCCCGGAAGCGGATCATCGGGATCGTCGACGGGGAGATCAGCGTCGACGCCTTCTTCGACCCGGCATCTTCCCGGCAGCATGCCGTCTGGACGTCCAACTCCGGCAAGCTCCCAACGGCTGATCAGGACGTCCTCGTCCCGATGGGTGCAGCGGTAGGCGATCCCTGCGTCGGTCTGATCTCCAAGCAAGGAACATATAGCACGACCCGATCGCCTGGTTCTGCGATCTCGGCAAGCGCAACATTCACGGCGAACGCCTCTGGCCCTGATTTCGGTGTCATGCTGACTGCCCATGATGACACCCATTCGTCGGCTGGGTCTGGAACGGTAATGGACGGTGGAGCGGCAACGACAAACGGCGGGGTCGGGTATCTCCAAATCTTCAGCCTTGCATCTGGCAGTGTCACGGTAAATTTGCAGGAATCTACCTCTAGCGGTGGTTCCTATTCGAATTTTATGACTTTCTCAACTGTCGCTGCGGCGGCGGCTCCGACAGCAGAACGGCTAACGATGTCCGGCAATGTTGCCCGGTATCTGAAAGTGACAACGACGGGGACATTTAGCAACGCGAAGATTGCAGTGGGATTCACGCGACTATAGGAGGTCGAAAACATGGCTAAGCAGACTGGTCTGGGTGACTACCTGGCAATAGACGACAGCGGCGGTACGGCCCGCGATATCTCCAATGACATCGGGGACTACGGCATAAATATGGCGCAGGAGTTGGTCGAGACTACCGGCCTCGACAAGTCGGCGCGGGAGCGGATCACCGGGATGTCCGACGGGGACGTGACGGTCAACGGCTTCTTCAACGCCGCGTCGAACAAGTCGCATGACGTATTCAAGACCCGCACCGGAACTCGGACGTTCGACCTGAGAGTCGGCGGCAACTCGTCGAGCAATCCCAAGCTGGCGATGGAAATGCAGGTCGCGAGCTATGCGATCACCAGGGGCTCCGACGGCTCGTTGACATGGTCGGCGACATTGAACCTCTCCGACGGTACGGTTCCTGCCTGGACGACGGTCTAATGGTAGCCACCAGGAACGGCGTCAAGCCGTACACGGTACAGCGTCGGCGGGCCATCCTTGAGTTCGCCGATCCTGACTATGAGGGGATACATATCGAAGCCCGACTGGACGTTGACCTTCGCACGTTCCTCGACCTCCAGTCTCTGGCGTCCGCGTCCGAGAATAATGCCGACAACCTCCGGGCCGCGTTCCAGATGTTCGGCGACGAGGTGCTGGAAAGCTGGAACCTTCAGGACGACGACGGCACCGTGCTGACTCCGGACGCGGTGGGTTTCCTGTCGCTGCCTCCCGCGCTCGGCACCGCGATCCTCGGAGCCTGGACTGAGGCCGCGACGATGACGGGGGAAGACTTAGCCTCGGAATAGCCCGCTGGAAGGCTGTCCGAGGCGGAACCTACCGGGACGGAACGCCTGTCACGAAGCCCTCCGAGCTAGAACAGGCCGAGATCATTGACGGCATCTGTCAGCGATATAGCTGTCTGCCGTCGGCGGTACTGGCGGAGGACGTCGGGATTCTACGGATGCTGGCAATTATCTCCGAGGGCAAAATAGAGGAGTCCAGTGGCTAATACGGTGACGATAACCGTCGACGCCGATACAAAAAAGGCGGAGCAGAACGTCAAGGGCATGGGGACGAAGTTCCGGTCGGCCATGAAGGGCGTCGCTATGGCAGCCGGCGGTCTAACCCTGGCGGCTGGAGCGGCGGCGAAACTCGGCCAGGAGTATCAGGAGGCCACGAACACGATCGCCGCCGGAACCGGCGCATCCGGCGAACAACTAGAAGGGCTGACGCAGAGTTTTAAGGACATCTGGGCTACCGTCCCGCAGGATGCGGCAGAAGTTGCCACGGCGATTGCAGACGTCAACACCGAGCTAGGCCTGGAAGGTCGTTTCCTGGAAGACGCCACCATGCAGTTCTTGACAGCCTCGCGAGTTATGGGCGAGGACTTGCAGCCTCTGATTAAGTCGGTATCCGACGCTTTAGTTGGGTTCGGCGAGGATACCGACAATGCTAGTTACACGCTCGATGCGTTGATGGCGGCGTCGCAGGCGGCGGGCGTTCCGATGACTAAGCTCGCGGATACCGTCGTCACGTTCGGCCCGCAGTTGCAGACCCTCGGCCTCGATATGTTCGAATCCATTGCATTAATTACGAATATGGAAAAGGCGGGTCTATCGGCAACCAAGATGATGCCAGGGTTAAATACGGCCATTAAAAAATTGGCGTCCGAAGGCGTAACAGATATAGCGGGTGGCCTGGAGGAGATGATCCGGGACATCGAGGAGGCTGACAGCAAGTCTATGGCTCTGGCGTTGGCAACCGATGCGTTCGGCGCAGGGGCAGGAATCCGATTTGTCGATGCGATAGATAAGGGCGTATTTAGTCTCGATGAAATGGTTCTGACTATGGACGACGCCTTCGGACGCACTACGGAACTCGGGAAGTCCACCCTGACGATGTCGGACAAATTCGACATTTTGAAAAACCGGGTCAAGGCGACTCTTTCGCCGATCGGAAGCTTTGCCACGGCCCTCGGCCCGCTCGTTATTATGATCCCCGCAATGAGTACAGCGGTCGCAGCCTTGGGGTCAACCCAGATTATAACGACGGCGGCGACCTACGCTCAGGCGGCTGCGATGGCGGTGCTGAATGTCGCAATGGGGCCGATCGGCCTGATCGTCCTCGGAATCGTCGCCGCGATCGTCGCCGCTATTGCGATCTTCAAAAACTGGGACAAGATTGTTAACACGTTTAAGAAAACCTGGGACACGGTCTGGGGAGCTATAAAGACCGTGTTCGACACGGTTATGGATTTGATCGAGACGGCGTTTAATTCCAAGTTCGGCTGGCTCCTCCCCGGAGGCGCGTTAGTCAAGGCGTTGTTCCTGTTACGAGATAACTGGGATACGGTCTGGGGTGGTATGAAGGGCGTCGTCGTCGCTATCGCGAATCCGATCATCGGCATTATCAACACCGTGATCGGCGCGGTTAACAGTCTATTTGAAGCTCTAAAAAAGGTACAATTTGGCTGGGAAGAGAAGAAGAAATTAGGCATAACTGTCCTCCCCGCCTTCCAATTCGCACCGTTCAAGGGTCTGCCGACGATCCCGAAAATCCCGAAGATGGCGGAGGGCGGCATAGTAACCTCGCCCACGTTAGCGATGATCGGGGAACGCGGGCCGGAAGCGGTCGTGCCTCTGGGAGCGCGTGGTGCTATGGGCGGGATCACGATCAACATCCTCGGCCCGACCTACGGCTTCGACGATTTCGAGCGGAAGGTTTCCGAGGCTATCCGGGACGGCGTCCGGCGCG